CTATAGCGTTTGCTGCACTACCTGCTGCACGTAGACCTGAACGTAATGCACCACCAACCGCAGTGGCTACTCCTTTTGGTGTAATGATTCCATTTGCGTCAGTCATATTGACTCCTTGTTCTAAAGCAGCAGCACCTTGCTCTGCACCCTGTTTTGCACGCAATGCTTGTTCTTTAATGTCTGTTCCGACACGTTGTAAGTAACCTGGTCCTTCTTTTCCTAAAAGTTTATTTGAATATTGCATAGCAGCATTAGAATCAATGCCTTCAAAAGTCGCACCTTTTTCAACCAATTTTGCCATAACAAGGTCAGGATTCAATCCTTGGTCTTTTGCACTTTGGTATATTTTTTTTGCCTGTTCTTGTGTGTAGTTCATATTATTATATTGGATTACCTAAAGATGCAAATGGTGATGAAGCAGGACCATTGATGAGATCATCTGCAAAACTGTCTTCGGTAACAGGAACATATTTTTGTCCCGTTGTTAACTCATAATCTCTTTCAGCATATGATTTAATTTTGTTTAATTCATCTTTTACTTGCTTTTCACTTGCTTTGAACCCTTTTATATTACCACTTTTATCAGTGATAGCCCATGTTGCAAGTCTTGAACCAGATGCAGACAACAATTTAAGTTCTCCTTCTGATAGTGCACCAAATGTAGCACCTTTAGCTTTAGCATTGATAAGATTGTCGAGTGTTGTTTGTGAAATAAGTTGTTGAATATCTGCGTTCAATTTTACTCTTGGAACAACTGTCAATATACCACCACGTTGTAGTCTTGTTGGTCCTGCTGATCCTCGAATACCAGCTTCATTAGAAAGCATTTGATTTATGTTAGATATTTTTTGTGTAGTAGAAAATACCTTATCTGCAACTTGTTGCGGAGCATTTTCAAGATTAAGTTTTCTAAGTTGTGCTGACTTGATTGCATTTTCAAGAACATCACTTTGTGATTGCAAATATCCTCTACCTGCTTTTGTAATTTCTTCAATAGATTGCCCTCTGTTAATTGCATTAAGTACAGACTGTGGTGCATTTCGTGAAATAGCATTATTAAGAATCTGTTTTTGAAAATCAGAAACCTTATCGATCTCTTTCATTGCGAGACTCACCTTAACTTGCATTTTTGCTGCTTCTTTTTTCTCTGCTTTATCAAGGAAAGGCTGAATTGCTTTGAGTTGTGCTTCATACACAGCATTTTGTTCCTTGTAAGGGGCAAATTTGGCATCTACAGCCTCGTTAATGCTTTCTTTAGCAAGTTGTATGTCTCCTTGTTTTCCTAGTGCTAGAGCGTTCAATACGCCTATTTCAGAGGTCTTCAAAGCACGAGTAATAGCTGCATCACCTGCAAGTTTAGCTTGACCTGCTTGTGCGAAAGGAAGAAGCGTATCTCGACGTTCTTCTGCTCTCATATTTGCCACAAGTTGAATATCACTTTGCTGTATTTCTGCTTGTTTTTGTAGAATTTGACTATTTAAGTTCTGTAATTCTAGTTTTTTCTGCCCTAGACCACTTTCATTTGTTACTTGTGTTCTGAAAGCTGATTCTCCTGCTAGATTATTGATATTATCGAGCATTTTAGCAAGAAGATTTTCTTGTGTGTTTGTAGCTGCTTGTTCATTTGCAGTTAAATCGAAAGAACCCAATAGATTCTGAGCTAATGTTGGTTGAGTACTTGGAGTTGGTGGAACAGAAGGGTTAGGTTGTGGAACTTGAATAGGAGTCTGATTATTTTGCAGAGAAGCTGGGGTGATTACTCCACTTTGTGGTGGGGTAGGTGTAGTTGACGCTCCTTGTGGTGTAGAAATGAGACCAACACCTGAACTTGGCTCTTTATCTTGTGCATTTGCAAGAGCCTCATTCGCAGTATTTGCGTTGATTGTAGACATTCCACCAGAGTTGTTTACATATTGGTAAGTAGGCATGGTTTTATGGTTATATTATAACATATTATTTGAGTAATCCCAATGTTTGCAATTTTAATTCAAGTTCCGCCACTCTTGTCTTCAAATTATTTATCATCCCTTGCTCAGTTGCGGTATAAGTTGCACCTGCGGTAGACGAAGTACCAGTAGTCAGAGCCTCCTGTGGAGCACCTACTAAAGCATCACCACCGAAAAGTTTAGGGGAGTCAGTATCATTATGAAGATGTGGTTTTATTGTGTCCATTAGAATAGCGTTACGTTAATTAAGTTAATATTTGAACCATAAAGAGTACGTAAATCTTGATCCATCTCTATTTTTAACTGAACATACTCTGCGTCTTTAATCGCTGCTACATCTTCGAAAGATATTTTACCACCAATAGTAGAAAATCCCCATGTATTTATGATTTTGTATGGGTCTTTATTGTTTATTCTGTATGAAATGCGAATGTTTTGACCTGAAACTAGAGGTTCTGCAAGACACCACTCGATATGTTGAAATGTTTTCTTTCCGTTAAACCTACCAACCTTCACCATAGGAGTTTCAATAATACCGCCATAACTTGTGTACATTCTAAAGTCTGTTTCATCTACACCATAGGTAGTTCCACTAGCCCACCCAGATCGTATTGTCTGGTAGTTTTTTGAGTTCACGAAACCAACCTTGTATTGTGTTGGACTTGATTCTGTACCAATAGTCACACCAGAGTTGATGTGATATGAAATTGGGTATGCTGGATCGTTTATATCTATCTCATAAATACCTGTTGATGATTTACTGTTGAGATCACCAGATATACCTATGAGAAGATTGCCTCGTGCTGAAATTGTCATAGCATTTGAGTAGACAGTTGAGTTGTAATTCACACCTGTTTGAGTGTAAGGGATTGTTGCAATCTTTACATAGTTTGTAGCATCAGTCATGTATACGTTACCTTGTGTACCTGCACTAACATAAAGTTTGTTTGCGTGTTGTTTAATCGCATTGACACCATTTTCTGAAAATATGATAGGCAAATCTGCAAGTCCAGGATTACCTAATGTTCCAAGCTGTCTGTTCCAAGCGTACAAACGTGCTGTAGTAGAATTACCACGATCAGCATAACTTTGACCACCATGTGTACCTATCACAATTTTAGTTCCATATTCTTCAAGACAAGATACATACTGTCCGTCTGGTAAATCAAGTGCTGTTTTATTACTTGAAATAGTTGGAGCAACAGCAGGAGTTCCACTAGTAAGTACTTGTATTTTTGCTACGTTGTTTCCGTTTCCTGAGTAAAGGTAGTCATCTTGTCCTACTAGGAGTTTACCGTTGTATAGATCAACAAATCCTGTATCTACGTTTCCAAACCATTGTGGAGCATTATTTAGCGGACCATACGCAGACATAACTGTTGAGTGACGTACCCAGAGATAGTCTTTGTATATTTTCATATCCCAACAGTTTGATAGTCCTGTTTGAATTGCAGTATTGTTTTTTATTATTGTACCTATGCCTGTGTTACCAGTCATTGTATATGTATTTCCATACATATCATAAACTTCTGCAATGGGAAGATTATTAGGTACAATGCTCGTATCTTCTACAGTTCTATTTTTAAGTTTAGCTATACCTCTGCTTTCAAAGACTTCTACGTTTTTAAGTAATCCAAAACCATAGATCGGATGTTTAACCATACCTTTGAACCAATCTGCGAATGTGACTACTCCGTCTTTATACATATTAAGATAGTGTTATCATTTTAACTGCTGTAAATATTTCAGGATTATTACTACTCCATTTTTGTTGAACAACTGCACCATATCCTGAACCTAATCTAATAAGTCCATGATTTTGTTGATATGGATAAGTATTTAGACCAGTAAATATTGGTGTTACACTTTGTGAAGTTCCACTTGAGTTGTATTTAGAGTCATAAGCTTGTTGCCCACTAGATGTAAGATAAGAGAAATACCAATTATTGCTTGCATCAATAAATACACCAGATAGGTTAGTTGCAGAAGGTGTACTAGAAAGTGTGATTGTTGTATTTGAAGTTGCTGTAGTGCCTGAAATTGTGTATCTCTTCCAAACATCCATTGCTGTATCTGCTGCCCAAATTTGCACTCCATCAGGATCTCCAACTATTCCATAGACATTGTTTGTTGTTCCAAAACCAGTTATCTGCGTAGCACCTGTTAAAGATGTTGTGTGTTGAACAACTTTAACTGTTGCATTATCTAGATATTTCATATACACATAACCACCTACTTCAGTAATTCCAAAACACATGTTTGATGAAACTGTAGAAACAGTAACATTTGTATTTTTATATACATAATTACCTCCAGCCTGTCGTTCTATTCTGTATATTGTTATGGTATTTATTCCATTTGCAACAGCTTGCCATAAATACTGTGGTGCTGTTTTAGATGTATCACACCCAATAAAGGTCATATATAGTGATTGCGATGGATTTGTCCATTGAAAATATGCAGGAGCTTCTGTTGGTCTAGCACCAATTAATTGAAATTGCGTACCATCATATACAACTGTTTGTATTGAGTTTGCAGGTAAATCACCAGAAGCTAGTGTCTCTGAACCAAATTTATATATATTTTTTGCTCCCAAGCTATTTACATTTAATGTCGATGAACTAGTGTTTGCATTAGATACTTTAAAAGTAAATTCTTGTCCAGCACTGTATGATGTGATAGATGGTGATGGGGCTATTGCGTAAGTATTAGCTGAACCTGTGTCAGCAACGTAAGAGTTTACCATTCTTGCACGAACAGTATCTGGTGTTACAACTAATTTAGCACCAGTTCCACCAGTTGATGTTCCAGCGTCAAATTCTGATTGAGTATTTAATTCAACAACACCTTTAGTAGTTGTACTAGCATCTGCTGCTGCTGGGTTTGAAATCCATTCTGGTATACCACCTGAACTTGTTTGAATAATCTGACCTGCTGTACCTATAGGAAGACGTGCTATTGCTCCACCAGAATTACGATAAAACATATCTCCTGTTGCATCAGAACCAAGAGTAAAGATAGGATTTACTAGAGTAAGACCTGTGATTGATTGTGTACTTGTACCAGATGAAAGTGCCTTTTGACCATCTGGGATACTTGAGAGTTTGTAATCATGCGTACTTGTTACTGCTGAACCATTGATACCTACTTTTGCTTCGAGTGCTTCAATAGCATCGTTAGCATCAGAGTGTTGTCTGTCGTGATCGAGGGCATTGTTTGCATTTTCTAGTAGATCAGTTCCTACTGGATTTGCGAATGAATCTAAAGTTGTTGGAAAGTTTATAGACATAGTTAGTTTTTTGTTCTCTGTGTCCAAATCGTTCCCAATTTGCCAGAGTAGTTAGTTGCATTTTGATTATAAGTTTTACCGACCGCGTTATATGTTAATCCTATTTGTCTTGCGTACCTTTTTAAGTTCTCCCATATTGTTGCCATAGTTACCTCGTATTCTCCACTCTTGGAGTTAAATGCTTTTTAAAGTCTAGCTCTCTATAAGCGTAGAAAGTTGCAATCGCCCCTGCATCATTTCCACCTCTCAACTTATTACCTTCGTAAAATTCAAGACGTTTCGCAAGTTGATTCTGTTTTCCAGTATCTTTAGCACAAGCGTAAGCGTATGCACAGAAAAGAGACACATACTTGTGTAGGTGTGTAGCAAAGCCTGGTTGCTTGATAGTGTCTCCTACTACGAAATAATCAATATTACGCTGGAAATAGGCTCGTAGCCCTCCTGGTGGGGTGTCTGATTGCCCTATAGAGTAGTTAGGTGCAGGGTAAAGCAATATACTATCACCCATTTTGTCATAGTATTTTGGAACACCATTAGTTGTTTGGAACTGTGAGAGTGCTACTTCTTCATCGTAGTTGTCTATTGGAATGAGTTTAGTCCAATTTCCTTGTGAGTCAGAACATTCTATGGACTTTATAACTAGATATTCAGAGTCGAAAGTATAGTCTTGTTGGTTTGATACGAGTCCTGTTGTACCTATTGGAAGGTCAACAGCATTCCTTGAATCAAATTGCCAACGAGAATCTGCACCAAGTATAAGTGTAACAGCAGAATCAAGAGCATTGTTAGCGTTTCGAGTAAGGTCTGCGATAGGGTAAGAATAAGCATCTGCTTGTGCTTCAAAGTATGTATCTTGTACTATTCCTTGTCCTCCTAATATGTCATTGAATATCATAATGTTTTTATTATCTGCTAATCCCTAACCCCATAAAGGGTCAGAGTTAATAGATTAGCTTTACGCTGTTCTAGTAAATGTGTAAGCAGTAGGAGAACTAAACATGAGAGTGAATCGTGCTTGTCCTGTTACTCCTGACGGAACAGTAAGAAGTCCTGCACCACCTGCTTCAGCAGCAGCGAGAGCAGAAAGAATACCGTTTGTAGCGACTGCTATAGTCACTGTGTTAGCACCTGCGGTGTTGTCAATATACAATTCATGAATTGTACCTTGTACTGCTCCAAGTTCTGCACCAAGAAGTGTTCCTGTTGGCAGAGTGATTGTAGTTGCGGCTGCAGATGTAGATGTGATGTAACCAGATTTGACTTGTCCTGCTGTAGCCGTAGCTGTAGCGTTGATAGCTTGAGGCGTGTGAGTCTCAATAGATGTATCAAACTTAGGGTGGTCAAATGTTGGATTTAATCCATTTGGTGTTGCCATAGTAATTTCTCTTTAGGGTTAAAGTCCACTATTGTTGATCCGAAGATTTCCCACTTGTGGAGGTGGAGCAGTTTTGAGAGACTTTAGTTTTTCAATCAAAGCATCTTTCTTTTGCTCCCATTTCTTTGGGTTTTGATATGCGTAAGCATTGAGCTTCTTTGCATATTCGATTTGTGCTTCACTTGCTCCTTCTGGTAGTTTAACTACGAGAGGAAGTTCAGATGGGCGAAGTAATTGAGGATCGCCGACGACAATATCTTGAGTGTCTACTGGGGCTGATTCTACTGTATCTTGTTCCACTGTTTCAATTTCTTTTTTTGGCATAATTTTTTTCCTAATGAGGCTGATAAAGGAGGTGGTCGGCGGGGACAACCCCCTTAACAAGCCCCACTAGGGGGGCTAATTGTTAAGCGAGTGTGATGTCTACCACCAAAGCTGCTTTTTGTGCCCATAGCTTGAAGCCTACGAGAGCGAATACTACGATTTCTTTACCAGTTTTACCTGTTACAGATTTTTCTTCGTAATTCATTCCACGAGGTGAAGCATATGTAGCTACTTTGTTAACACCGAAAACGCGGTGTCCTGCGTTTGTAACTGTTGTAGTACCGATTGTAGCATCTACGAACGTACCAGATCGTACAACGTAAATATCAGTTCCCATCCAGTTTGTTACTTTACCGTTTTTGAGAACAGCATCTGCCATTGAGAAACCGTTAGTTGCACCTGCAACCATGAAGCCTACAAGGTCAGTGTTTTCAATAACAAGGAAAGTACCATATGTTGTTTCGTAACCAGCAACCTTTGAAGCGAGGTTCGCCATGATTGTGTTTACGTTAGCAGCAGTTGTGAAACCACCAGCTGGTGTTGTGTATGTTCCTGTACCATCTTCACAGAGGTTGTTAAGAACAAATTTGTCTACACCATATGCAACAGAGTACATAAGGTTATCAAGACGTGATGCTGCGATGTCAAATACAGCGAAGAAATCTTCATGAGCAAAGATATGTTCAGAGTAGATAACTTCATCTGTTACTGTCAAAGCGTCATCAGTTACTGTCCATGCTGAAACAGAGTATGTACCTGCTACTGCTTGGATAGTTGCTGTTGGCTGTGAGCCATAAGGGTTTTGGATTCGTTTTGCGTCAGAATTGTCTACTGAACAGATTTTTTCTGCCACTAGAGCGTTGCGGAGTACGATCTCGTATTGAGACTGGAAGTACTTGTCGCGATTTCCATATGTGGACATTGTGTTCACGGATTTGTCTTGCCCTTTTTATTTATTAGTTGGGCATAGTGTTAGGGTGTAATGCCCCGCCGATCTATCTCTTTCCACCACGTTTTGCCCAGAATAGACGTTCTGCATCTTCTCTAGTTTCAGGTATTTGACCTTTAGATAGATTTGATAGTAGTACATCATCAGAAGCCTTTGATACACCTTTTCGTGCAGGTGCAGTATTAGATACTTCTGCTGTTTTTCTGAACTCTGCATTGTTTGAGAGTATAGTTTTGACCACATTTGTTTTCAACGCTTCTGAAACTGGAATCTTTTTCATAGTTGCGTATTCCACAACTTCGTCAAGATCATCTTCATGCACATTGTTTTGCATTATGGCTAACAAGTCTTTAGAGTTGAGAGTACTTGTTGCTTCCGCAGTAGTTTCCTTCTTTCCCTCTGTAGCCTTTTTACGCCAATGGTCTTTTTGTGCTTCCACAGTTCGGAGTTTCTTTAAAAGTTCCTCTTTCTCTGTATCCACTTCAGGATTTGTATCAAGTTCCTGTTCTTCGTTTTCAGTTGTCTCTGTATCGTCTACGATAATCTCTTCTTCATTTTTGTCCATAGTTTTGTCTAGGTTAGTCATTTTTAAGAGTTTTGTCTCATATACTTATAATATACCACACAATAGTAAAAAATAAAAACTATTTTGAACTATCTTGTTGTAGGCGTGCTAATGTTTGTTCAATAGTCTCGTCTTTCTTACCTGCTATCATTTTGACACCAAGTAAACCTGTTTCTATTGCTTTCATGTAAAGGTTTCGAGCAATAAGATTTATTGCAAGTTCATCTGCGTTAATCGACAGTGGATCAAACTGTATTGAAACCTGCTCACCATCTGGGTTTGCAAGGGAATCAAATGCTTGTTCGAACATACTGATCGCTATTGCTTTTGAATTAACTGCTTGAGAGATTGTATCTCTACTTGCACCGAAGATTTGTTCTTCTACACCTAGCCACGGGTCAGATATTTGCCCTACTGGTGTTGTTGGATTAAAGACTGGATAGATTTTACGTCTCAAAACTTCGATGACTTTAGGGTCTTTAAATGCTTGTTTAATACTATTCTTTTCTTCTTCGGTTAAAACTGCACCGAAGAACAGTTTGCGTACTGAGATAAGGAGGAAATCATTTTCTGCAAAGGTTGCTTTGATGAGTTCAATATCACTATCAGAGTACATGAGTGTTTTTTTGTCCGCCATGAGTATTATTTTTTAACTGTTAAATCTTCTACTGGTAAATCAGATGCGACCTTCCCGCCAGAGGGAACTGATTGTGGAGTAGGCATTTGAGGAATTGAAGACAACTCTAGTGCTGAAACGTGTCCTGTCGCTGTGAGTATCTTGTCTACAATGAATTGTGCTTTTGGATTGTTTGCAAAGTTTGGATTTGTTACTGCTACAAGTGCTGTATTGAGTGTAGTGAACATAGCTTGTTTGTCTTGGACTTCGCCTGTGATGTCAATCTCTACGTCGGGTACAATATCTTTGAGTTCATCTTTCCAAGTTTTTATCTCATCTGGTGCAAAGAATCGCTTATTACCTTGTTCATTAAGTTTATCTTTAATACCTGATTCAATCTGTGACATATCTGGTTGTTGTGCGATCTGACCACTTAGTACTTGGTCTATAATCTGTCTGTTACTTTGCTTGATTGCTTGGTTTCTAATGAAGCGGTCTTCAATCTGTTTAATACCGTGCATATCAAGTGTAGCTGTAACTTCTTTGTTGTTGTTCATCTTCTTCATCAAGAAAGGAAGAATATAATTGCGAATCATATCTTCAAGAGCAAGTCCTTTATTCTCTGTCATGATTTCAAACAATGAGTGACTTTCTTGTAAGAGTGCTTCTGTTTGTCTCCACGCTGAACCTGCTTTTGGTGCAACACCAAGCATTGCTTCGCTAATACCGTTTATCTCTGCTGAAAGTTGTTTCCATTGACCACCAAAGTTTTGCAATGAGGTAATATCATGAGAGTTGTTTTGTACCTGCGTAAGTGGTTGATTCATTTGGTGAACAAGAATGTCACCTGATTCAATAGCGTACAAAGCGTTTTGTCCTACAAAGTTTCCATCTGATGTTTGGAAGATGAGTTTAGAAGCAAGATCAAGTTGATCTTTGATAGCTTTTACACTATGGTTTACCATCCACTGTGAATCAAAGAGATTTTTTACTGAACCATCGAGAGAGATTGATCCATCTGTTGCAGGAAGAAGGGCCGTGAGCATATATGGGTCTTTTTCTTCACGCCCTTTATACAGTGTGAACTCATCATACTCACCTTTTTCTTTAGTAGACATAAAAGAAACGACGTGCATCTGTTGAACAAACGTGTCTTCGTCTTTTTCTTTTTCTGTAATATATGATAGAGGAAGTTTCCCATGTACTTCATATATTTTATAGTAATTGTTTTTGTTATCTTGTTTTTGTTTGTTTATGATTTCTCGTGCTTTCGCTGCGTCACACATTGATTCAATAGCTTCTTCATCATAGCCACGTTCATAAAGCTGTGCTTCTGTAAGTTCAAGTATTTCTATCTTTAGGTTATCTGCAAAGTTGATTTGGTCTACAATAAGACGTGACCACGGTACCACTGATGGAATGAGTCTACCATCTTTTTCTACGAACTTTACTACAGAAGAATTAAAACCTGCGAGTTCAAGTCCCCAAGTATTAAGAAATACACCGAAGTTTTCTTTTCTCATCCAGTCTTGTAAATGAACTGAAAGTAAAAAAGTACCAATAGTGTCTTTTTCTTTTGTAGGTGTTAGTAAGATGTTTTTTCTATCAATATCTGTAGCACGAAACCATACGTTACGAGCAGCGAGAACAATGTTGAAGAAAGGCTTATCTCTACCTAGACTATCTTTCTGTCCTGAAACGTGTTTTGAGTTTAGATATGCGTAGATTGTATTTATATCATCCCACAAGTCTGTTCGAACATATCGAGACATCAAAGTACCAGTACCAGAGATATAGTCCTGTTCAAGTTTTCTTACGATTGTTGATACTGAGTCTTCGTTTTGGTACATGATTAGTTATATACGATAGTTGCGTCTAATGTTCCTCCTAGTGTGAAATAAAGTCCTGTATAAAACTCTATTGCTTCTGGGAAGTTATATACACCTGATCCACTTGGGAAAGTAAATGTGTTTACAAGTACTGTTCCTGCTGCACTTGTGTTGTCCCATAGTTTCATTGTTCCGTTTGTGTGTGAGTTTACCACTACACCATATACCTTTCCTGTACCAGTTTTGATAAGTGCTGATGCTGTGAGGTTTGTACTTTTTGCTCCATCAATAATTGCCATGTATGTTTTCCCCGCCGACTTAATTATTTGTAATTATATATTATTATTATAGCATAGTTTATTATCTTGTGCTATAGTCTTTCAAGTTTTTTGCTCTTTGTGCAAATTGCGACTTCAAAGTATTGGCTATAAATATCTCTTGCTCTGTATTTTCAGGTAGTACTTTAGCTCTAACTTCAAAGTACATACGCATGATCCATGTATCTGAATCATCGGGTGAATGTCCTATAATCTCTTTAATATCTTCTTTAGCACTTGCTTGGCGTTTACCATCTCCACTAGATACATCTTGGTAGTTTGAAAGTTCTTCGATGATAACCTCTTTCTGTCTTCCTGTTACCTTACTTGCTATTTTATGGTTGTTTATCAAGTCTGCAAGGGTAAATATACATTGTGAGCGTAGATTTCTATAGTCTGATATAAGCGGAGCTTCTTTAATATAGCCTGCGTTTGGTAGTTGGACTATGTTTGTATCTGTTTTAATAGGACTATATGAGCTTTTAAAGCCTATTACTCCATCAAGGTATGAGCTACTTGCTACTCCTGCACCAACGCCAATAGCATCTACAGCCACATGGGACATAGGTATTTTATCTGACGCTGTGTATTCTCGTATCTTGGCAATAATAGTTTCAGTGTTTAATCGCTCAAATGCTTCACGTTTGTACTCCTCAAGTCCTTCCCAGAATGAGAAGATTGTCTTGTCTGATCCATCATCTGCTATGTCAACAATAAGGTACTTATCGGTCTTTTTAGTTATGCTGTTAGTGAACACATCTACAAGTGAGGTATATCTGAACAACGATCCTGCATTATCAAGATATTCTGCCATATACTCTTGTCTATAGGTATCATAGTCAAGTTCCTGTTTTGCTTTCTCTATTTCAGTGCGTGGAATATGTGGATTGTCTGCTGTAGTGAAATGAAATGCCTCATAGTCTACATCTGTTTCAGCAATCTTTTCAAGTCTGCGTAGGTTTGGATTCTCTTTCTTTGGTGTACCGATGAACGTAGCACCACCACCTGAATCTGTGAGTGCAGGTCTGAATATCTCTTGCCAACCAATAAAGAAATCTTTCATAGTATCAAGCTCATCAAATACTATCTTAAAGGCTTTCATACCACGAAAGTTCTCTCTATTTTCCCAACCAGATACAAAGATAGTAGAAAATCCACCATCTTGTGTAGGTAGTTTAACTTCAAGTCTACTCTCGTTTATCTCTCCAATGCCACCAAGACGAGACTTGAGTGCTTCCCAGATAATCTTTCTAGCCTGAATCTGTGTAGGTGCAATGTAGAAAATGTTTCTGTCTTTACCAGATACAGCGTCAAATACCATTTCCTCTATTTCTAGCGTACTTTTACCAGAACGACGACCTGCTCTTATTATCTTGAAACGAGCAAGTGAACGTATAACTTGTATTTGCTTGTCATGTGGATTAAGCATCTTTCTTAAACACTTCTGCAAATTGAATAGATAGTTTCTCTCCGTCTTTTCCTGTTAGTTCAGTTCTCTTTGAGTATCCAGTATTCTTTCCTAGTGTTTCTGCAACAAAGTGAGCAGTTTTGTTTTGTATAGCTAATAGCTGATTATCAGTCTTTCCTTTCTCATCTACAGCTTCTAAATCAAGAGTTTTGTTCATTACTTTTTCAGCCTTATGTAGTAAGGTCATTTTGCCGAGGTTTTCCGAGAGCCAATCTGGTAACTGATACGTTATGCTTTCTGCGTATTCTTGTGCGTATCCTGCCTTTAAGGCACTTTGTAAAGCATTGCTGAAAGTCTCACTCTTTGGGTTTGTGTAGAGTGATAGGAATAGTTCTTGCTGTGGAGTTAATAGTTTTTCTTTTGACATGATTGAATTATACCATATTTTAGGAAAGTAATCTATATGCCTCTTGTCTGGTTATAATATCTCCGTACATTCCATTGACTAAGTTGTCTATGCAATCGAGCATCACTGCTCTTCTGAAGCCTTTTGGTTTACAGTGGGCAAGTTGTTTCTTATAAGCGTCTATCTCTTGTCTGAGGCGGTATTTTGGATCATTGAGGTAATTCTGTACCCAGTAATCTAATCCCTCTCTGTCTTGTTGAACGAAATGCTGTTTTTCGTGGATAAGTATGTCTTCTGGTAGATCATTGTTTGAGTATATTACATGGTTATATGCAAATATAGTATTTTCATTTACTTTAAAGTGCTTTTTATATTCTTCCAGTAAAGGAAAATCCTCCTGTTTCTTAATTTCCATAATCAGAGCGACTATACATCAATCGCCCTTATATATAAACTATTTCTTTTTCTTCTTTGAGACACCTGCTTTTGAGAGAGCAATCGCTACAGCTTGCTTCTGTGGTTTCCCTGCTTTAACTTCAGCTTTGATGTTTGATGCAATTACTTTTTTACTTGATCCTTTTTTTAGTGGCATATTGATTAAAAGTTAATTTATAATTATTTCTTTTTATCTTTCTTAGGCTTTTTAGCCTCTTTTCTTTGACTGTAATTTCCTTTTGCCAAGTTATTCACTCTCTTTTACTTCTTCTTTTGGTGCTTCTTCCTTTTTAGGGACAAAGACTTCAATAGCTTCTGCAATGAGTTTTGCTTCTGCAAGATTAAATGCTCCTGCTTTTTGTCCAGCGTGTGCAGCTTGGACTAGGATTGATAGTGCCTGATCTTGTTTCATATGCTTATATTATACTACTTATTACTAATAATTACAACTTTGCCATAAAAAATGTGTCTTTTTTGTATTCAATTATGGGTTTATCATTAAA